CTAGGAAAAGCCACTGTGGGCATTGGACATTTGGTACAGCCACACGAGAGACAAAGATTTGCTGAGGGAGTAGAAATACCGATGGATGAGATTATGGAAATCTTTGAAATGGATTTAAACAGAGCGGCAGCGGGAGCTGATTTACTGATCGATGAGTGTATCGGTCACGATCTACCTCAACACATAGGAGAAGTTATTTTGGAAATGGTGTTTCAACTGGGAACTCAAGGTGTCCGAAATTTTAAGAAGATGTGGAAAGCAATGAGAGTTAAGGACTGGAAAAAAGCCGCTGAAGAAATGAAAGATTCCAGATGGCATTCACAGACACCGAAGCGCTGTGAGCACCTAGCTGAAATTATAGCAAACTCTTAAAGAGTTCTTCTAATAAAGTTTGGGAAGCGACCCTCTTGTTTGAAAGTCATGTACGCTGCGTACCAGTCTTTCTTGTATTCTGCTTGACAAAACTGTTTGATGGTTTCGTCTTTATCTTCTTTTGATTTAAAGAAGTTTAAGAAGTGATCCATGGATCTTTTGGTTAAATTAAACATGATATTTTTTCCTTTCGAAGAAGTTTTTAATTCACAGTCAAGAAAAAAGAATTGTTTATTTTGCAGAGCAGATATGATAATATCTATTTAAGAATAGTGATGACCAACAATATATGGAAGGAAACTTGTGTATGTTTAGAAAAAAGTCGTTAAATCTAGTGCCACTTGCAAAATAATTAGTTTAGCAACTGTCGTCACTATTCTCTTATTTTCTCAGATAACTAACTTGATTAGGAACTTCTACCTTTTCCCAACGCTGTAAAACAGCTTTACTGATATCCTCATGGAGCATTTTTAGCTGACCTATAGGCAGTTCAATTGGTCTTCCTATATTATCTTGTGCTTGCTTTACTTCATCTCTAGTTAAACTGACTAGTAATTTTCCGTCTTGATAAACTATTCTCATTGTGCTTCTCCCCAGTTATCTCCTATGGCAACGTCTACCTTCGATGGAATATTGATCTCAATAGCGTTTTCCATTTGCTCTATTATTTGTTGTTGTTTTTCTTCACTACCGTCAAAGCTGATTGCTAATTCATCGTGAATTTGTATCATCGGTATTATACCCTCTTTATACAAATTAACCATTGCCTGCTTTGTCTGATCAGCGGCGCTCCCTTGAATTAATCTATTTAGTGCTTTGTAGGTACCCGCTCTTTTCAAAGGTGTGTTGATACCGTGTTCCTCTTTTGCTTTCTCATAGGGGTATGCTCGGTGAGCACCAAAAGCCTTTGGCTCCCACAAATCAAAGTGACAGTGTCTACCTAAAAAGGTTTTGACCTTCCCTGTCTTCGAAGCGTGGTCAGAGACTCGGTCTGCAAGCTTCCTTACAAAGGGAACTCGAGTGTTATATTCGGTAATTAGTACTTTTGCCTCTTCTGGGTCAATTCCTAGCTGATCTGCCAGTTTTCCGACACCCATTCCATAGAATAACCCCAAATTTATGGTTTTAGCGCTCTTACGTTCGATTTTTCCAATCTCCGCCATGATCGTATGGAAGTCGGTGTTTTTATCGCTCCTGTAAGCTCCTACGAGCTTTTCTGAGCCCTCCAACCCGATAAAATCAGCGTAATGGACTACTAAACGAGGTTCCTGCTGTGAATAGTCAAATGAACCCCACTTCTCTCCCTCTTCAGGTAAAAACAAACTTCTGATCATTGTTCCTATTTTGATATCCGCTTCTTTACTGTCTCGAGCAGGTATCTGCTGTAAGTTTGGATTCGAATAACTAAATCTTCCTGTCACCGCTCCGCCATTTTCTGTCTTGAGTTGGTTAATATTGGCATGAATTCTTCCCTTGTGATTGTATCTTTCTATCGTATGGAGGAAAGTGGTTCGCGCTTTGTTGTATTCTCTCGCCTGAACAATTGCCTTTGGTACAGGATGAGGATGGTTTTCTAGAAAGCTTTTTGTAAAACTAGGATTACCTTTTTCTGTTTTAGGATAATCAATCTTACAGAGATCAAAGATAGAGGCAATCGATCTCGCTGCCCAGATATCTACCTTTCCTCCTGTCTTATCGTGAACAAAATTAAGTAATTTATTTTCTTTTTTAATTAACTCTTTTTCTGCTACTGCTAGTTTATCTAAATCAACTCTTACTCCTCTTCTTCTCATTTCCATAAGAACAGGAAGAAGTTCTGTCTCTAAATCAAAAACAGTTGTTAGATTATTTTTAGTAATCTCAACATTCAATCTATCCCAAAGCTTTAAACATAACACGGCATCCTGTTCGGCATACTCTCCTACAAACTGAGCAGGTATCTTGTACATCTCTGCTTTTGGATCGACACCCCACTGTGCCGCCGTTTCTTTTAACAAAAACTCACTTTTACTTTCTCCTAAATACTCTTTGGACATAGCGTTCAAAGAATAGCTAAATCTATTTTCATCAATCAAAGGTCCCGCAATCATTGTATCAACAATTCGACCATTCCATTTAATTCCCTCTGCCTGTAACCAACCAAAATCATAAGATGCATTGTGAGCAATCTTATCGCAGTCAGTGGATAGCATTTCATTTAGCCAATCAAAAACTATTTCGGGAGAGTGATTAAAACCTGTTTCATGTCGAATAGGATAGTATCCCTCCCAACCATCAACAGCGATAGCCACTCCAATAATGTGTCCATCGTTTGTCGCCCATCCAGCACCCTTTTGATTGATGTTTGGGTCTTTAGTTTCTAAGTCGATAGCTATTCTCTTTGCGTCTTTAATATCTGGAAAGTCCATTGGCGGTAGCCACTCCGACTTTGGTTTAAACATTCCTATTTGTTTACTCATATCCTGTAAGCCTCCCTTGATTGAGGTAAGACAATAAATAAATTGTGTCTTGCTCTTGAGAAAGCGACATAAAATAAACGATGCTCATTAATCGGATTAGTCCGATAGTCATCATATGCCATCTTTCCTATATCAAGAGAGACAATAACATTGTCTGCTTCACCACCTTTTTGTTGGTGGATCGTGGACAGTGTTATTCTTGGTTCTTTCCCTATGTCCTCACCCCTCGACTCTAGGTTTTCCAAGTATGCTCTTGTTTCTGTGTTTAAGGTAGTCATTACCTCTACCCAAGAAATTCCAAAGTCAGCTTGTAATCCATAGCTTTCTTTTAATTCCTTAAAACAAACTTTTTTATCGGGGAAAGCTTTCTTTTGTTCTGCTACTACTTTTTTATATCCCCTTGCTACAAACTCTTTTCCAATACTTTTATAAAGATTATCAATCATCTTAATTGGAACTTCATTTGTTTCGCTTCTCATTAATTCTTTCCATGTCAGTATAGCATTTCTTTCTTGTGCTTTCACAGAATAACGATACTTATTATCTCGCATTTTAACACGAAAAAATACATTCTTTTTTCTTAACACTTCCTCTAAGTCTTCTCTAATAGTTCTTGTTCTACCCATGACCAACCAACTACCCTCAGACATATTTAAATGAAAAATACCTTTAACAAACTCAACGCTTCCGTCTCTCTCCGCAGGTCTCCATTTAATATCATCGTAGGCAACTATTTGCTCTTCGACACGATTAACTACTTCCCAAATCTTTTTTGGCACTCTCTTTGATTGATCTAAAACAATAGTTTCTTCTGCATTTGTTTTTACTTCAATAGCTTTAGAGACATCTGCATCCGCCCAAGTATAGATAGCTTGATTAGGATCCATAGCAATATAAGACACCTCAGAAGCTTTCCAAATCATCTCTGCCATCTTCCATTGGATCGTGGACATATCCTGTGACTCATCAAAGAAAACAACACGAAAAGGTTTGACTCTGTTTTGTTTAACATAGTCCATAATTAAATCTGTAAAATCCATTTTAGGACCAGAGTCTTTAACAAAGAAACCTGTTACTCCATCTGTAAACTTCTCATATCCCTTATTTTTATATTCTTTTAAACCTTTCGAGATATACTCAAGCTTGTGGTAAATAATATCTTTTGCAAACATTGTCCAACAGTCTCTTAAATCAATATCTCTTCTTTTTGATTTTTCTATTAGCTGAATATATTTGTCGTCGTAGTTGTTGTAAAAACTATCGTCATCATTATTAACATTAATTTTAATCCGAAGTACATCCTCTACATTTCTCCAATCATTTTTACTCATTATATAATCACGACTTAAACCTAACTGACGTAAGGCATAAGAGTGAAGTGTGGAAAAGCTTTCTAACTGAGAGGCAGGTATTTTAAATTTATCACTGGCTCTCTGTTTAGCTTCATCTACTGCTTTATTTGAAAAAGAAAAGAAACCGATCTCATCAATCGAGTATCCCTCAGCAATATACTCTTCTATTTTATTAAGAATAAAAGTTGTTTTGCCCGTGCCTGGCGGTCCGATGACAACAATAGGTTTACTCATACTGCACCTGTAGTAATAAACTTCCCTCTTTACTAAATCTTAATTTCATTACTTCTTTGTATTCTCTATTAAGTTCAATCAGTATAGCATTTCTTTTATGTTGATGAGCAACCAATCCTGTTGTACCCGATCCACCAAAGGGATCTAAAACAGTACCATTCTCTGGACACCCCGCTAAGATACAAGGCTCAATCAAGTCGGGAGGAAATGTTGCAAAGTGTGCTCCCTTAAATGGTTTTGTAGTAACACTCCAAACATTTCTTTTATTTTTCTTTTCTGCTCCCCAAACTCTTTCTCCTTCACTAAATCTTTTACCATTAGGATAATCAGCTTGATATCCCTCTGCCATTTTGTTTCTTAAAACAGGAGCAGTCTTTGCTTCCTCTTTAATTGCTTCATGATCATAGTAATAAGATTTATTTTTTGTGATTAACCATATTTTTTCATGACATGATGTTGGTCTATCTCTAACACTCTCTGGCATTGGATTAGGTTTATGCCAAATAATCTCTGATCTCACATACCACCCGTCTTCCTGTAAAGCGATTGCCACTCTATTAGGTATCATCATTAAGTCTTTTTCTTTTATATCCTCAAACACAATACCCCTTTTACTACCTTTCGTAGGTAAATCCTGTCTTGAATTACTAATCGTTTGCTTATGGTAATCGGGACTCTTGTATAAATTATCTTTATTTCTTGTTGGTCGATAGTTGTAATAACTGTCTCCCACGTTCCACCATATTGTGGCAGTGTCTTTTAACTTAGGTTTCATTAACCTAAAAAGATTAACAGTATTTTGTATGTAATCTTTGTAATGCTTTTCTAAACCCATTTGATTATCATTGCCATAATCTCTCAAACCAAAGTAGGGAGGAGATGATACAACACAGTCAATGGAGTTATCCTCTAACTCTTTTACTTTCTCAAAACTATTTCCAAATAATACTTTAATCATATTTGTTCACCATTTCAAAAATGACTGAGCGAATAACAGATAAATTTCCACTAAACCATTCTCCCTTTCTTTTAATTACATTACTCTGCTTTAATGCTTTGTGACAAATTCTTTCCATTTTAGGACTATTAACTGCAACAATAAGGTAAGTGTTTAACTTAAAAGGATTACCCACTTGAATAGTTTGAAGTCTATTGTCAAAAGTTTTTGTAGTTGATCTGCCTACCTTAAAATTATTATTTTCATCTCCAATAACATAAATGAGATGACTCCAAGGTTTAGGTTTATAGTCGATATATCTCTCTTCTATTTTTCCAGGGATAGAATGATCGCTGATATACCTGTATTTACGTTTAGTTCTTTTTAAATAAAGGCTGCCAAATTGCATTAAAATGGTATCTCCTCTTCTTTCTGTTCTTTTTCCATATTAGGAATATCTAACTCTGGTTGCTCTACAGTTAACTCCTGTATTTTCCAAAGTCTAATTCTTACATTCTTTACTGTCTTGATCAGGTCTTCCGCTTCATACTCTTCTCTTAGTCTAACGGTTACCCACGCTCGAGACTCTTTAAAATCATTTCTCTTTAAGTGATCCATCAAATCTTTTAGAGCAAAATAAGTAAACCCCTCTTCAGAGTAAGATTTACCTAGAAAGATATCATCAAAGCTTAGTGCTTCTCCTTGATGTAAACAAAACTCTTCTAGTAGTTCTTTGAACTCACCTTTCTTGGTTACCTCTTCGGGAGGATAGTCAATAGAGATATTCTCAAACAACTCTGAGTATGTTCTATTCCACTCCGCAGCGCTCATATTCATGATCCCTGTATTTAACTGTTCAAGACATGCTTGAATAATTTTACGATGGTTCATTAAGTCTTCGGTATTTGATATCTCTACTCTTCTGTCATCGACATTGAGAAAGTATCTTGGTGGATCAGATTTATAAACTTTTAAATCAGAGTACACAGGATGCTCTCGATCATTATCACCGCCTACACCAAATTTTCTTTTCTTACATAAACGCTTATTACAAAGAGACTCAATCGGTGGCTGAGTACATCGATACATATACTTTGGTGCGCCCTCATTGTCGCTTTGACTAATCTGTCTAATAACAGAGATAACCTCATCAGCTTTCAGCGGTGGGTTGATATAGACTCTATTATATTCTTCAATTAATTCTGCGAAGTTATCAGGACTGGACTTCCTATAGAATACCCCGATATTGAAGAGAGCATTATTGCGGGAACCATCGCTCACTCCTTGTTCGGTTAGTATCTGTAAGCAAGGAGGTCCATCCTTGATAACTTCATTCTTGAAATCTGTCTTGATGCTTGACAGATCACCAACGACCATAGAGTCGTATAGTGCAAGAAACTGTTCTAGTGTGGCACCCGATCCATCCTCTTTGAGTGCGTATCTATTTCTTCCGTGATAAGGTAAATTAATCCAACTCCCTGTATCTCTTTTCTGTTCTCCCTCTCTCTGAGATAACTCAATCTGTTTAGGAAAAACTTCCGCCGATGGATACCCAATTGCCGTTGCCATCTCACTTAGTTTTAATTGTATATCTTTGGCGGCAACTG